GATGCGTACGATAGAAATAGTTTACAAGGCGCGGCAAATAAATATCTAAGATGGTATAATCAACGACCAATAGACGGAAACACACTTCCAAAGCAAAATTTTAAAACAAGACCTGCATCTGGGAAAGTTTACCCACGACCTAATATACGTAGAAGAGGTTAGGAAAATGTTTATAAATATTACAAAGAGGCAGGCTAGGTGACATGGCAGAAGTACTTACTACAAAATTAAAAAATGATACAACTAGAATGTTTATGGAAGACATTCAGAACAATGACTTTTATGTATTCGTTTCTTCTGTTACGACAGATACACGCCAAAGTGCGACCAATGCACAGTATAGTAAAAATGAGTTTTTAGAAAATACTGTATTTGGTAAAAAGGTTCTTGGATCTGATACTAAGTTTATGATTAAATATCATCCTTGGCAGAAAGACGCTACTTATGTTCAATACGATGATAGGATTGACTTAGATGGCGAAAAGTTTTATGCCGTAGTAGGACCAAACGATAACGACACTGGTGACTATCGAGTATTTAAATGTTTATATAACAATAACGGCGGGGCTTCATCTGCTCCACCAAATTGGAATGCATTTACAACAGACCAAATATATAGAACAGCTGATAAATACGTATGGAAATTTATGTATGCTATTGAATCAAATGAGTTTGAAGCATATAACGCGATTGGTTATATCCCTTTACCAGTTGAATTTGATGTAAATCCAGACCCATATGCAAATACATCTGCTATTGTATATGGCTCAGAATTATCAGACATCTTTATTCAAAACCCAGTTGATAACAATGGTTATCCTTCATTAGATGGATTTTTAGCAGCGTCACCTTCAAACTCTGGTGATATGTTATTAAGAGCTGCTGGTATTAACCAAATTCAAAATTTTTATTCAGGTATGACAATATATGCTACTAATCCAGACGGCGTATCCTACCTATATACAATTGATACATATGCATATGAGCCAGACACAGGACTTGGAAGAATAAGAGTTGTAGGTACACCTCGAGCTGACGGCGTTTCAAATATCGCAACATTTTCAATTATTCCAACCGTTGAATTACAAGGAGACGGTAGTGGCTGTATTGCTAAGACAGAAGTAGTTAACGGACAAATTACAAATATTGTTATCCTTGACCCAGGAAGTGGTTATACTAATTTAACTGCATCGGTCAAAGATCCTGAGTTTGACTTTGCTCCAGAAGATCCTAACTCTGTTGATGTTAGGGTAGAATTAAGACCAGTTCTTTCACCATTCGGCGGCCATGGTTATAACTTCATTGATGAATTATATTGTAGCCATATTCTTTTATATGGATATATTACAGAAACTGATAATAACCAAATCGGTTCAGAAGGAAGTTACTCTAATATCGGTATTGTTAAAAATCCAGAATTTGTAAGTGCTTCAGCCAATACAGCAAATACGCCAGACGTATTTGATAATAGAATTAAAATTGTAACAGAAGACATCTTATATGCTATTGAAGGTGACGTTGTTACTCAATTAGACTCATCAAATAAAATTACATTTACTGGTAAAATACACGAGGTTGATGATACAGCTAACACAGCGTATATTTCAAACTATATGGGTCCATTTGCTAACCAATCAAATAACGATATATCATTTGATCCAACTGCCGCAATTGTTAATTCTACGGGTCAAAGAATTATAATAAATAGTCCACAAGCTAATAATACGATAGAATCAGATTACATCCAAAGAAGTGGGCAAGTATACTTCATGGAAGATTTTGTTCCTCTCGTTCGTACAAGAACCTCACGGGAAGAATACAAATTAGTATTAGAATTTTAAGGAAACATGATAGATGCCTATTAATAAAAATTTAAATATTGCTCCATATTTTGACGATTTTAATATAGAGAAGCAGTTTTATAAAATTCTGTTTAAACCTGCTTACGCTGTCCAAGCTAGAGAGCTTACTCAGTTACAAACCATTCTTCAAAATCAAGTTGAGCAATTTGGCGATAATATTTACCAAGAAGGTAGCATCGTCAAAGGGTGTAACTTTACAAGCTTAGATGGATTACAATATGTTAAATTAACAAACTCAATCCCAGATCCTGAGGCGTATATTCCTGTTATCCAAGATGAAGTAATTAGTGGAACTACAAAGTCTATTGAAACTAAATATGAAATCGTTGGAGACAACACTGGATTGGTAGCTTCAATTATATCTGCTGCCCGAGGTTTTGAAACACGTCCACCAAATCTTAATACATTTTTTATTAATTACTTAAATACAAACGCGTCAGATGTTAAACAATTTGAAGGCGGTGAGGCTTTACAAATCAATAAGTATCGTTATGACGGTTCAACTCTTATTGAAACTCAGCTCAATGTGGCAACAGCACAGGTAACTAATTTACCTGACTCGACTGGTGAATCATTTGGTATTCAAGCCGCGGCTGGTGTTATATTCCAAAAAGGTCATTTCTTATTCGCCGCTGACCAAACTCTTATCGTAGCTCCATATACTAATTTACCTGATGACTTATCAGTTGGTTACGCAGTTACTGAATCAATAATAAGCTCATTACAAGATACAAGTCTATTCGATAATGCAAACGGTTCAGAAAACGAAAACGCGCCAGGTGCCGATAGATTTAAAATGGTTCCAACATTAAGTGTTAAGTCAACTGCTGTTGCTGATATTGATGCAGGGTTCTTTACATTAATCAGATACCAAAATGGATCAGCGGTCACACTCAGAGACGTTGCACAGTTTAATTCTATTAATGAAGAATTAGCTAAACGTACATATGAAACAAATGGCGATTATATCGTCGATGATTTTAAAGTATTAGTAGAGCGAAGAGGATCAGATCTGACGGCGTTAGTTGGAAAAGGTTCAGCTTATATCAAAGGTTATAAAGTTGAAAACAAAGGTTTCCAAGATACTGTAATTTCTGATGTATCAACTTCTACCTTACAGACTAATGAGTCAACATCTCTTAATTATGGATCATATGTTGACGTTACAACTATTGCTGGTACTATCGGATTAAATTACGAAACATTAGAATTACAACGAGCAAACGGTACAAAAATTGGTGAGGCCTTTGCTAAAAATATTACTCCTACAAGACTATACTTATTTGGAGTTAAACTATTATACCCATCATATTCATTTGCCGATGTTGTAAAAATAGTTGGCACAGCTGGTGAAATTACGATACCAGTAGGTTCACAAATCAAAGGTACAAATGATGCACCAATGATATTTGATACGGGCTCAAGAAGCATTAAGGCATTAACTGATTTGGTTATTCCTATTCGCACTCTTGCAACTAGCGTATCAGTTTCAGGTAATGAAATAGTTATTAACGCGGCAAACGGAAACGAAGACTTTGCGGTTGACCAAAGTGATATAGTTGTTGTAGACGCATCTAATACTCGTATCAATGTTTTAAATTCAGTAACATCATTAAATAATTCAGTTCTTACAATTAGTTTAGACCCTGCAGATAATTCAGATCCTGTAGCAGACGTTTACTATAATAAAAGAATATTTAATAATACAGATGTAACAGCATATAATAAATCATTAGTTAATCCATATATTAAATTTACATATGCTACTAATAAATCTCAATATAGTTTAGGTTTCCCTGATGTATATAGTATTACAAGTATTGAAGACGTTAATGGCGATGACTATACTGATAGCTTTAGATTAAATACAAACCAAAAAGATAATTTTTATGACATATCATTTATAGAACTTATCCCAGGTCGACCAGTACCAGCAGCAGGTACATGTACAGTACGACTCAAGGTATTTAAAATTAGTGGTTCTCAAACCGGTTCAAATTTCTTTACTGTTGCAAGTTATCCAATTGATGATGCAACAGCAATTTTACCTTCTGAAAAAATACGAACATCAGACATGGGTATATTTAAATCAACCACAGGCACAACATATAGGCTCAGAGAGTGTATTGACTTTAGACCATATGCTGACCTTGGAGCAGGCGCAAGTTACACAGCGTTGACACCAGGCGCCGCCTCAGTTATTTCTGCTAATGTTGGGGCTTCACAGCCAACCTTTAGTGCCAATGATTACGTTATACCACAAATTAATGGTGATGTATCATCTAATGTTGAAACTTGGAACTCTCGTATTGATGCAATTATTATTGACTCATATGGTAAAGTTACCACCGTTCAAGGTAAGGAAGAAACATTCCCTTCACCTCCAAAGGTTGGTTCGGACCAATTCCTAGTTGCTCATATTACAATTCCAGGATATCCAGCATTATCACCAGCAGAAGCGCTTAATCAAAGTAAATCATATTATGCGGTAACATCTAAACCAGCTGGTACAAAAACATACACTATGGATGATATTTCAGATGTTGAAAAACGAGTAGAAAATTTAGAGTATTATGTTAGCTTAAGTCAGCTTGAACAAGAAACTCAAAATATGAATATCGTTGACGAAAATGGTTTAACAAGGTTTAAAAATGGTATCCTAGTAGATCCATTTAATGATACTAATATTTCTAATTTGGAAAACCCTAACTTTAATGCGGCAATTAGAGGTGATACAAAAACTCTTACTCCTGCGTTAAGAACATTCCCATTAGACTTAAAATATAAATCAACTTCATCGGCGTCAATATTCCCAACAACGAATGATGCAGATGTAGCTTCTATTGTAAGAAACGATAATAAGACTGTGTTGTCACAAACATATGCCACCAACTTTAGAAACTGTGTATCAAACTATTGGTCATATGACGGTGTTGGTCAATTATCACCAGACCACGATATGGCTCACGATGTAGAAACTAATCCAATGAGATTAGACATTGATATAGCCACACCATTTAATAACTTTGTTGATGATTTACAAGCATTCATTCCAATGACTCGTGATGTAGTCACAGGTACAAATAGAATACGTAGAAATATTAGAAATAATATTTGGCAAGATATTACATCAACTACAACAACGAATACGTCTCTTAGTACTGGATCATCTCAACAAAATACTGCGGTCGGTGATTTTGTATCTGATATTCAATTTGAACCGTACATGAGAGCAAGAGACCTTAAAATTTATATGTCAGGTTTACGTCCTAACACTCAACATTATTTCTTCTTTGATAAAGTTAAGGTAGATAATAAAGTACGTCCTGGAACTACCGAGGCAACAAGAGCAAGAGATGTTGAGAAATTTGGCGAACTAAATGCTCCAGTTACTACCGATGCTAATGGTGTATTAAGAGCCGTGTTTGAATTACCGTCAGGTACATTCTTTGTTGGTGAAAGACAATTAACGGTAGTTGATGTTGATACATATAGTAACATTGACTCTGCAAAAACATCACGTGGAGATTTATCATATAATGCATATAACATTAATATTGATAAAGTTAGTTTAACATCATCAGTAAGAATGCCTGAAACTTCAATTATACGATCGTCAACCACTCGAACAGTTGTTGGTAGACCATTTGCAATTGACCCTCTTGCTCAAACATTCTTTATTAAAGAAGGAATGGGTAAAGGAGCAACGTCAATATTTGCATCAAAGGTTGACTTATTCTTTAAACGTAAGAGTGATACTAACGGTGTAACTGTTATGTTACGTGAGGTTATCAATGGGTATCCTTCACCAGTTATTATACCATTTACTAAAACTCATTTAGACTCATCTGATGTTAATGTTTCAGATGACGCGTCATTGGTAACATCGATTAACTTTGCAGTTCCAATACGTTTAGATGTCGAAAAAGAATATGCAATCGTTATTCAGCCTGATGCAAACGATCCTAATTATTTAGCGTTTACATCTAAGGTTGGTGGTGTTGATTTAACTCCGGGAGCAACAAACGGTCAAGCGGTTGTACAAGACTGGGGTGATGGTGTTCTCTTTACATCAACAAACAACAGAGCTTGGAAATCAGTACAAGATGAAGATTTAAAATTTACTTTATATCGTCACCAGTTTAGCGCATCCTCAGGTGAGGTTACTCTAACAAATAACAATCACGAGTTCCTTACTCTTTCAGATTGGACTGGCCGATTTATTCAAGGTGAAGAAGTTTATCAAAGCTTAGCATTTTCTGGATCAACCACAAATAATATAACAATGGTTAATGGCACAGCAGAAATTAATGGTACTTCACTCAGTGATACCTTTGCCGCAGGTGATAAAATCTTAATTACCAATTCAGGTGGATCAACATCGGAAATATTTACAATTGCAAGTGTTGATAGCGCAACCCTTATGACTACAACTAAACCAGTATCATTCGAAGTAGGCGCTGGTACTTGTCTACCAATTGTTTCAGGTCAAATCTCTTATTATAATGGATTTAATAGATCGGTAATGCATTTACAAGATAGTTCGGCTACATCAGCAAAACAGTTTAGTGCAAGCGGTACTATTACTGGTAACAGAAGTGGTATTACAGGTACTATCGGATCAGTTGACAATATTAACCTAAGTTATATACAACCATTGATTAACAAATCAAGTGATAGTGGAACAACTGTTTCATTAAAAGGTACATTTGTTCCAACGGCTAACGTATTAAATACATATGACAAACCTATGAAATTTGGTTCTTCAAATTACTTTGCTGAAGACGGAGTTGTGGTTTATTCTAAATCAAACGATCCATCTGATGTAAAACCTTTTGAGTTTAAATTAAATATGACAAACGGTTCTAGCGATACAACATCACCAATCATTGATTTGGAAACAGCTAACATAATGGCATACCAATGGTTAGTAACAAATAATTCTGATACAACATCAAGGTATATATCTAAAACAGTAGAACTTGCTGAAGACTTGGATGCTGAAGATATTAATGTTATCTTAACTGCTAATCGTCCGACTGGTACTGATATTAAAGTTTATATTCGTCCACAAAATGTATATGACGCTGCAGCGTTTGATACAATTCCTTGGATTGAATTAGAATTATACAAAGGCATTAACATGTTTACTGCCGCAAACCAAACTGATTACAGAGAATATTATTGGAAATTACCTGAGGCTAATAAAGACTCTGCTGGTTCTCTTGTTTATACAAGTACCGGTGGAACTCATGTTGGTTACAGAAAATACTCAATTAAGATTGAAATGATTTCAAATAGTGTTTCCAAGACTTCATCAGTCCGAGATATGAGAGCGATAGCCTTAACATAATGACAAATGTAATCCGTCACCCATCTTCAAAAGCAGTATTGAGTACAGACGCAGCTGCTTTAAATAAATATAAACAAGAAAGAGCTTTACACCGTAAACTTACCAGATTAGGTAATGAAGTTCAGGAAATTAAAGAATTATTATCGACCGTATGCGATAGATTAGATCAGATAGAGAAGTAGAGTTAAATGGCAAAACCAAATATTCAAAACATTACAACGACTCAAACATTTCAGAACTGGTTTGATAAGACCAACGAAATGGTTGATATTATGCGTGAACAAACCGTCACGGCAAGTGTTCTTGGTGATACAACCACAGGAAACGTAAATATAGCCGGCGAGCTTCAAGCCAATACTGTGTTGGCTGACACGTTACTTAGAACAGATGCAATTACAGCTTTTACCGCGAGTTCTCCGGTAACATTTAATTCACCAATAAGTGTTACTGGTGCAAGCAATCAAGTGGTTGCTACATTTGCATACGGCGCAGGTGGTGGTAGAACTAGATATACTGATAATGTAATATCTTGGGATATAGGTATTGATAATTCAACTAATGCCAACTTCATTATTAATACAGGTACAGGTACTCCAAAATTATCTTTATCACCAGCAGGTACGTTAAGTGTACTCAATTTTAGCGTAGAAGAAAATATGACAATTGCTGGTGATTTAACTGTTAATGATGTTACTGGTATTGAAATGACTGCCAACACTGTTACTGCTAACGTATTTGTTGGTGGAAACTTCGAAGGTAAACTTATCGGTGATGTATATAAAGTAAACGATGGTATAGCAAACAAAGTACTCGAAAGCGGCCAAGCTGGTATCCCTGCTCAGTTTACAGGTAACGTACTAGGTACGGTATCTGATTTATCAAATCATAATACTAATGCTTTGACTGAAGGTTCTAATAATTTATATTATACTTCGGCAAGAGTATTAGGAGAATTTTCTGCTAGTACTGGCGTATCAATTTCTGATCAAGGTGCAATAAGCATTGGTCAAATTGTTGGCACAAGTTCAAATGTACAATTTGGATCAGTATTTTCAACCGGTGAGGTTACTGCCTTTGGTACCGTTTCTGATATAAGACAAAAAGAAAATATTAAACCAATTGATAACGCATTAGATAAAGTTTCACAGCTCGGCGGATATACATTTAACTATAAATCAAAGCCAGAAGAACCAATGACTGGTGTAATGGCACAAGAACTTATGGAAGTTTTACCTGAAGCTGTTTACGAAACAACAGACCCAGATACTGGCGAGGCCATATACGCGGTCAGGCATGGTAACGTAATTGGTTTGTTAATTGAAGCTATCAAGGAATTGAACGAAAAAGTAGGAAAGTAAGCTATGACTATTAAGAGCAGCGGACAACTTACGTTCACAGAAATCCATGATGAGTTTAAAACTCTTGGTGGTACATATGCAAATAAACCTTATACACTCGATGAATACCGTGACCTACCTCCAGGCATGGATTTACCTTCAAGTGGTGCAATTAAATTCAGTGACTTTTATGGCAAATCAAGTATAAGATTTGTTGCTGAAGTCGATTGGATTGCTATATCTGATCCTCAAATTAATGGAAAATATAATATTAAAGAATGTAACCTATGGGACGCATTACAAGCTTTTGGCTTTGATGATCCTGGCGGTTTCTATGATATTTCATTACCAGCGGATTATTGGCTATGGTCTGATAGTACTTCCAAAGGTGGATTAATTATTCCTAGTAATTTAACTGGCTCTATCATATTCCGTAATAAAGGTAAGATTATAGGTAAAGGTGGTCAAGGTGGACGTCAAGGTAACGCAACTCAAAACCTAGGTGAAGCAGGCGGCCCTGCTGTACAAATTGATAACGATCACGTATTTAATTTCTTCAATGAAGCTGGTGCTCATGTCGCTGGAGGCGGCGGAGGTGGCGGTTCAGGTGGAGGAGGCGCTGGTGCCGGTGGTGGCGGAGGCGCCGGCGGTGGTGCAGGTGGAACTGGATATCGTGAAGGCGCTGGTGGCGGAGGTGCAGGTGGAGCTTTGACTGCTTCAGGTGCAAATGGCGCAGGAGGTAGTGATGCTGGTGGTGGTAGCGGCGGTGGTGCTGGTGGTGGCGGAGGCGGCTGGGATAATGGTTCTGGTTGCACTAATGATCCTGACTCTGGTGCTGGAGGCGGTGGAGGTCGAGCATTTCCGGGAACTGGCGGAGCTGGTGGTGGCGGTAGTAGAGATACTAATGGTAGAAATGGTGGTGCATCTAACAATGCTGGTATCGGCGGTGGATCTGGCCATGGAGCTGGCGGTGGCGGCTGGGGTGCCAATGGTGGTACATGTGGAGCAACCGGTGGTGCAGGTGGACGTGCATTTACTACAGGAAATAGTTTTATGAATGTAACTAATAATGGAACGATATGGGGAGCTATATAATGGACTCTAGAAAATACGTATTTGCTGATGACTCTTTCTTTTGTAATGTTGCCAGAGAATATTACGATAGGTATCTTGTTAAAGAAGGAATTACAGCCCAAGGTTGGAAATCATGTATTAAATATGTAAAAAAAGACCCTGCGTGGATTACTAGAGTAAAAGATTTGTATGTTGAATTAGGTGGTGAATACAACCCAGAAATACATAATGTAAAAAATACAGTTAGGCATATGCTTTTTATATACCGCGATAGAACTTTTCAGGACAGGTTTATTACTTGGAGCCAAACTGATTTATATAGATTAACTAAAGATGGTAACGTGTTGCTTGAAGGAACCTTGCCTGAAATAGAATTATTTAAAGCTGTCAAGTATGATGGCAACGAATGGTGGTTCGCCAAAAGTGCTGAAGGCACTATATTAAATAACGAACAAGAAGTAAACGATTATCAGTCTAGTATTTTACGCGAAAGAAAATATGTTGATAAAGACGATGTAGACGATTTTGTGCTCTGGAAAGCAGAGTAAATAAAATAAAAATTAGACATAAATAATCATACTATTTTTTATAAATAAAAAGAAATAGTAGATACTAAGAAGGTACTCAATAATGTCATTGATTTCAGAACTCGGTCCGATAACAGGCGCCAATACAAGATCTGAGGATCTTTTCGTTATTGTTAACTTGATCCAAGGTGATGATGGAACAAAGAACATCACACGTAAAGAACTGGTCCAAGCATTACAATTCGAGATTTTCAACAACATAAAAATTACCGGCGGTTCAATTCAAAACGTCGTTATGTCAGTATCAACTCTCAACGATGTTGAAATAAACGACTCTACCATATCCAACGGGACAATGACTGGTACGGCGCTTAGCGAAGTATCCATTGAAGAGTCAACTGCCAATAACATGACAATGACGAATTCAGTAATTACTGATTCTGAGTTTAATGATGGTACTGGTAATAACGTTGTTTTAACAAATTCAACTATTGACGACTCAACAATCCTTAATAGCTCTGCCAATAACATGGCGATTGATAATTCCGATTTCTCTAATGGAACCGGTAATAATAATATCTTTACTAATTCGCAAGTTGATAACTCATCCTTTGCAAATGTTGCTATTGAACAAGGTACAGCGAACGGCTTAATCCTTACTAACATTACGATTGACGAAATTGTTTTGGAAGACGCATTAATGTCAAACTCAGTAATTATTACTACTGACTTTAGCAATGGTACAATTAGAGACACTGCAGTATCAAATGTTACTATCGTTGATACAGATATTTCTAATTCCGATATCCGTGATACTGATTTAGATAACGTAACAATTACAAACTCAAGATTTGCTAATGGTTTAATTTGGGATACCGTAACAAGTAACTCATCTATCATTGACTCAACAGCGAACAATATCGTTATTACGAATTCAGAATTAAATGATAGTACTGCAAACAATGTTCAAATTACAAACTCAGATTTCTCTGATGGTACTGGTAATAATAACGTATTTACTAATACTACAATCCAAGATGGTACACTTGCTAATAACGTTATTACTGACTCATCATTCCAAGGTACATTGGATAATGTAACTGCTCAGAATATGACTATTACAAGTTCATCAACTGAAGGACTTGGTCAACAAAAATCAGTTATTGAAAATTCTGAATTTAAAGACGGCGTCGTATCCAATTCAACAATCGAAGAAAGTACTTTTGTCGACTTTGATATGAATATCACAAAACAATTCGAGCCAATGCTTGATGAAGACAGTTACTTTGCTCTGAAGAACGTCAAAACTGGCGATACAGAAAAAATGACTTATCGTCAATTATATAACGAATTCTCTAAACAAACAGAAAAATCATTAAAAATCCACGTTGACCCAGAAGGTAATGATGATTACCCAGGATCTGTTTTACAACCTGTTCGTACTCTTAAAAGAGCATCAGACCTTGCTATTGAAAAAGCAGGTGGTAATCCAAATCGTAACGATATTAATAACGCAATCCATATTTCATGTGGACCGGGTACTTATTATGTAGATGAACCAATCGTATTACCTGATGATTGTGCAATGACC